CAACATTTGGATCTTGTAAGTATTCAGCAATATCTACAACCTTCTCAATCCCCATGGATCTACGTCCATTCAAAACATGACTCAGTAATTGTGGAGAAATATTTATATCCTGAGCCATCATCCTTTGATTAAGAGCTTGCTTGTCTACCTCCTTTCGATAGATAGCCGCAATGTTCTGTTCAATGGCATTTACGCTCATATCTTCATCTCCTTTGTATTTAGTTATTTATTTTCGTAGCAGTTAAACTGCCATAAAATGTACTTAAGCAACAAGTTCTGGTGTTGAGGCGAACTGCCATTTTTCGTCAATATAGGAATAAATGTCCTGTGCTACTTCATCGGTAGCTAAAAAACGAATGATGATTTCTTCGACACCGCCAGGGTTTATGAACAGTTCGCCTTCAATACCAATTGAAATGCTAAACTTGCGTTTAATTGCAGGAATAATCATTTCTACATAGCGTGGTAGAAATCCCGAGTCGACATTCGCTTTGATCATTTGTGGTTTGTCCTTCATTTCGCCACCTCCTTACGTGTCGTTTCGCGTAGTTTAGGTTCAAAAAAAAGAGTCCATTCAAAATCTAAAGCATCTGCTATTTTCATAGCTTTTTCAACAGAGGGTCTCCGCCTCCCTTGCTCTATAGATGAATAAGTCGTTCTTGGAATGTTTGATAACTGAGCAACTTCATCTTGTGTTAGATCTTTTTCCAAACGCAATTTAGTTAACCAATTTTCCATAAAAATGATTCTCCTTTCAATGTGTCGTATTGCGTACTTTTATATTACTACGCATTTTGACACATGTCAACAAATAATTATTCTTTTTGACACATTTCATTTTTTTGTTTTAACATACGCGCATTGCGTAGTATCATTATTACATATTGAAGCATTGGAGGTGCTTAGATGTTTGGTCATAGACTTATGGATTTAAGAAAGCAAAAAAAATTAACCCAAGCTGAAATGGCCGATATTTTGGGAGTTGCACGTACTACATATTCATCATATGAACAAGGTAGACGTACCCCTGATGTTGATATTCAAAATAAAATAGCAGATTATTTTAAGGTCAGCCTTGACTACTTGCACGGTAGAACCGATTCAACGAGTACTAAAAAAGATCCGAGTCTCCTAATTGCAACTCACGTTGATGATGATTTGACTGAAAAACAAAAACAAGAAGTACAAGACTTCATCAAATTTATTAAGATGAGAGACCATGACAAAGAGTAGGTGATGTATTTGAATATTTCAGAACGTTTGATGGCTGAATATGATGAACTCACGTATAAATTTGAAAAAGGCATGCCAGATCATCAGGATGGGCTAATTATTGGGAAAACGATATATTTGAGACCAGGACAATCAGCAATTGAATTAGCAGCCACAATTTCTGAAGAAATTGCTCACTACCTTACCTCAGTTGGTGATATAACGGATCTAGATAACCCTACCAATCAAAAACAAGAGAAAAAAGCTCGTGATATTGGCGCTGTGATGCTAGTGTCACCTTATGACATAATAGATTGTTTTGAGGCGGGATGTGTTTCGATTTGGGAATGTGCTGAACATTTGCAGGTTTCTGAAGTAACGTTTAAGGATGCAGTGAAGTGGTATGCTAGGAAATGGAACGGAATTAAAACAGAAAACAACTACACTCTCCTATTCCAACCAGATGGGACTGTAGCAGTTTTAAAATCATTTAATAGTTTTTAAGTTGAGGTAAGTTTTCAAACATTTTATTCTCCCCCTACTGGTGGCGACGGTTCGATTCCGTCTAGGGGAATAGAGCATAACAAGAAATGAGGTGCACTATGTCTATTTTTGAAACATTCATTGAAGAAAACACTTATCCTATTATTTTTGTTGGGTCTGGTATATCCAAAAGATATTTGAAAAATTTTCCATCATGGTTAGAATTACTTGAAATTTTTTGGCTTCAACTAGATTTAAAAGAAGAGTTTTATAATCACTTGAATGGCATTAAAGATAATCTATCTACTAATTTAAAAGAAGCAGATAAAAATTTCATTGTAAACGTTACAGTTGCAAAGGAAATACATACTTTATATAACAAAGCTTTTAGAGATGGATCAATTACTATACCGAATTTAAGTTCTAAAGATGTATTTGAAAAAACGATTGATCCATTTAAATACGCGATAGCAAATAAATTTTCAAACTATGAATTATCCGACGATATAGATCAGGAGGAATTTGATTATTTCTGTGACTTGTTAGTAAATTCTAAAATAATAGTAACTACTAATTACGACACTTTTATAGAGGATATTTTATATAAAAGAAATAGTCCTGCCAAAGTTTTTATTGGTCAAAAAGGTTTTTTTGATCCTTATGAAGATTGGGGAGAATTGTATAAAGTACACGGTAGCTTATCAGATTCCTCGTCTTTGATTATTGATAAAGATGACTATAACGAGTATGACAAAAACTCTATATTGATTAGCGCAAAATTACTAAGTAATATGATTCATTCTCCTATAATTTTCTTGGGTTATTCTCTTACAGATAGAAATATCGTTAAGCTGCTTTCAGATTTTTCTTCTCAAATACCTAATGAAGATTTAAGAAAAACTGCTAATAGAATCCTAGTTATAGAGTTTAAAAAAGATGAAAAATCATTAGATGAGCAACAAATATTAGATAGAGATAGTAATATGTCTTACACTCACATACTGACGGATAATTTTAAAGAGATTTTTAAAAATCTAGCACAAATTGATGAAGGTCTAACCCCTTATGAGGTAAGAAAATTCAACTCAGTAATTAAGAAATTAGTTTTAGCTTCTGGTCAAAAAGGTTCTTTAGATGCTGTTCTACTTTCTCCATTAGAACTTGACAATATATCTGATCAAATAGATCAAGGAAAACCTATCGTCTTAGCGTTAGGAGATACTAAACATGTTTTTGTTAATCCTACGCCGATAACATACCTGGAAGATTATATTCTTCAAAAAAATGAAATTTTACCTGAAAATGCCATCAGATTTGTTGCTAAAGAAGGAAAAATCACGAAAAACCCTTTTATAAAGCATTATAATCAAATAGATTTAGAAACTTCGAATCTTGAAAACTGGGAAATTGATAGAATTAATGACAAAATAAACGAATTGAAACACACAAAGATGGACTCTATAAAAAAAACAATTAATAATTCTAACAGAAAATATTTTGATTCAATTGATTCAATCATGGATCTTTCAGGTCCTTTGAACAAAAAGATAGATTTAATAACTTTCAATGCTGATCAATTTAATTATGATGAGTTTTCAAACTATGTAAAAACAGAAGCACTACCAAATTTTATAAAATTTTATAAAGCACGAAAAACCAAAGATGGGTTGATAAAGTCATCTTATAGAAAACTCTTTATTATGTGGGATGTTTTAACACATGGCGAAATATAAAAAATAGAGCACTGTCTCCGTACCTAATACTTAGATAGTGACAGTGCTCCTTATTTTTTCATTATATTATCACGAAATATTTTTTTTATCAAGTTATTGCTAGATATTAACACAATCGCCTTCGGGCTTTTCTTTTTTAACACAAAAGAACATACGTTTGTATATTTCTAGCATATTTATATACAAAACAGGTTTTAAGGAGGTATTGTCATGAATGGACATGTGCGGAAAATTGGCGGTAAATGGCATTACGTAATCGAAATGGCAAAAGTTGGGGGCAAACGCCAACGTATACAAAAAGGCGGATGGAATACAAAAACAGAGGCACAAGAAAAACTAAGAGAGGCCTTAAGTCTTTATAAAGATGGAGGAAAAGTTGATATTAAGGAAATGAGTGTTTCTGATTACTTTGACTACTGGATGGAAAACTATGTTGAAAAGAAGTTAAAATACAACACTCAGAAAAACTATCAGAATGTGGTTAACAAATACATAAAACCAGAAATTGGCAAATACTATCTCAGCTCTATTGGGCCAGCAAGATTGCAAGAGTTGGTAAATAAATTACCTAATGGGTTTAGTACCCCACTATCTAAACATTCAGTTGAAATTATCTTTACTGTTTTAAAAGGTGCATTCAAAAGAGCAGTATATCCTTGGCAAGCAATCAATAACAATCCCATGATCTACGTTGAGATGCCAGCTTTTGAAAATAAACCTAAGCAAAATCGAGATGATATGAAAATAATAACCATGGAGCAGTATCAGGCTATATTGGAAAGCAATCCACCTTCTAGCCCCTTTCATCTACCATTAATGATCGGGTTTCATACTGGATTACGCCGCGGTGAGGTTTGCGGTCTCCAATGGTCCGATATTTCATTTGAGGATCAAACATTAACTGTGGATCGCATCATGCTTCAAGATAAACATGCCATACAGTTAGGAACACCAAAAACCCAATCTAGTTTTCGAACAATAGCAATAGATGATATTTTGCTCCAAGAATTAAAGAGAGTTCGCAAGCGCCAGTCTGAGAATAAACTTCGTCATGGAAAATACTATTTTGATAGTCAATTTGTTTGCACTAAGGAAAACGGTGAACCTGTCACACCGAATTCAATCAAATGGCATTGTGGAAAAGTAAAAAAAGAACTAGGATTCGATTTCAACTTTCATTCCCTTAGACACACACATGCCACTATGCTTTTGGAGGATGGTGTAAAGCCTAAAATAGTACAAGAAAGACTTGGCCATTCCAGAATTTCAACTACCATGGATAAATACGTCCATGTAACGAAAAAAATGAGAACAGAAGCTGTCGATATATTCGCCCAAAGACTAAGAAGATCATCAAATTAG